GTTTAAGATATATTTTACCTGTTAATGTATTTCTATCTAAATCTTCAGGAGAAGATGAAACTGTTACACGGAAATCGTATAAACCTCTGTCTCTTCTAATCGCATCTAAAATAGGGTTAACACTATCTAAGAATTGTTGTCTAACGATTTGGTCGTTTTGTTCAAACAATAATCTTACCGCTACTGCTGAGATTAACTTACGAGCTTGTAATAACAATCTTCTTACGTTTAATCTGTTTAATGCTGTGTCAGAAACTTGAAGAGTTTTGTTACCCCAAATAACTGTTCCAACATCTGCAAAAGTTGCGATTGGATTGATTCTACCTTGATATAAAGTATCTCTATCTTCTTGAGTTAGTTTCTGTCTTGCTTTAACTGAGTTTACTAAACCTCTTGTGTAACCCGCAGATGCGAACCAAGGGAAAGCAATATTATCTGTCAATGCTAAGTTTCTACAAACTTCACCTGTTGGTGGTAAATAGATTTGAGTATTACTTACAGTATCTCTAACTAAAATCCAAGGATAGTAGGTAGCTGTGTAGTTTGAATCAATTCCTGTATTATCCAAGTTATCAACTGCTTCTTGTGAATAAATAATATCTAAAGAGTTAGTTGAATCCGGAGTATACATATTGTAATCAGGAGTTGTTGCGATGTAAACCGAGTCAGCTCTTGAAAATTGAATCATATCAATTGCTTCTTCAACAAGATTAGAGTTGTTAACATAATCAATACCTGTTGTTGCAAAAACGTTAATGTTTGTTGCTTCAGGGTTTGCAAATGTTAATACACCTAATAAGTAAGCATAGTAGTCAGTGTTTGCAAAGTCTTGAGTATTGTTTTGAACAATAATTCTTTTGAATACACCATCACCAGTTGCCGTTGGGTATCTTGGAGATGCCGCAGCACCTGCCAAATATCCTGAATCACCTAATTGGAATCTATCTTGATTTGTTCTAAATTCTCTGTAGATATCCCATCCGTCAAATCCACCCGCGAAACATACTGTGTACTTTCTTGAGTAAATGAAGTAATATGGATTTTCTTGAGTTTGTGGGTCTTCTCTAAAATCAGCAACACCACATTCGAATGCAGTAGTTCCACTATCAACAGAGGTATTACCAATATTAACAACCGTAGCACCTGAGTCCATATGGAAACCTTTACTTAATACATTCCATTTAACAGAATCTGTTCTATTTATCCAATCTACTGTTGGATTTTGTTTACCTTTATAAGAGAAGAATGATTCGTCAACACCATATTGAGTAGTTGAAAATCCTAAGTAAGTTCTTCTTACAATATCTCCACCCGATTCAACTGCATTTGAAACTCCACCTGTAGTTGTACCAAATGGTGGGTTATAAATAACTTCACCAGGGTAATTATATTTCACTTTATATTGAATATAAGGTGATGGATATGTTGAATAATTTTCGTATTCTCTTTGAGTATAACCGTAGAATCCACAAGGAATTGCATCTATTGGTGCTTCGTCCGCCATTTCAATCATAATAAATTTTGAAATTAAAGCGTATTCACCATTTGATGAACCAATTTTCTTAGCAACAAAGTTATTAGATGCTGGGTCCAAATTACAATTTGTAAATTTTTCAATTACAACAGGATTTGCATCCGTATCGAAGAAACTTCTAACCAACACATCAAATGTCATATTATTAAATGATAAGTTAGCAATTGAAACTTTAACTTCTGTATTTGCGGAATCACCATCTGAAATTGAAATAAACTTAAATAAGTTATAAACTTTATTACCTCTTAGCTCAGATACTAAGAAAGGAGTTTCTGGTGATTGATATTTTTCTAAATTCCAAGCAATTGAAGTAGTTGATGTTGTATCTCTTGCTTCAGGTAACTCGATTAAAGTACAATTTAATCCACGAATATAACCTTGGTTGTAACCATAAGCTAATGATGCTGGATAAACTTCTTCAATAAATAATGGAACTTCAAATCTTGATTTACCAAAATTATCAAAACCAAAAACTTTTGTAAGATATTTTGATGATGCCGCCAATAATGAAGTTTCAAATGTGAATACTTCATTTTCTTTAGTAACACCTGAAATTGCAAATGTTGCATATGGTGAAGTTGTTATACCTGAATATTGACCACTACAAAGTAATGATACATCGGTTAAACCAGTAACTTGATAAACAGGTCCGTGATTTTCACTTGTTGAATTATTAGTGTATAATGAAATACCTCTTGAACGTAAAGTAGCAACAACCATATTATTGTATTCAGGGTAAGCAGTACCTGAGAAGTTATAAACATTACCCGATACAGTTCCTGTAAAACTTTGTGAAGAACCTGAAGTTAATGAACTTACAACGTAATCAAATGAATAACCTGAATAACTATCAGCACTATAGTTTTGGAAGTTAGCATAATACCAAGAATCGTTAGAACCAGCACTTAAATCATTTTGTGATAAATCAACTGAATAACAATCATAAGCATTTGTTACAGCACTATAAGTTGAAACTAAACTATTGTAAGTAGTTTCAGGAATAGCACCATATACTATTGCAGTTGTTGCCGATAATGATGGTGTGTCCATAATCGTATCCAAGTAACTATTAAAGTCATTTGAATATGTTGAAACTGAACCATCAGCCAATCTATATTGTGTGTTGTAATTTGCCGATACTTGTGAAGGTAAATCATTTGTATCTAAAAATGTTATTGTTCCACCTGAAGATGTTCCTGTAAAAGTAGCACTCCAAGTAGTTCCTGTAGATGGATTTAATCCAATTGTTAATGGGTCAACATTCGCAGTTACGGTTAAAGACCAAGAAGGTCCCGCGTCATAACCCGACAAACCTAATACTCTTGTTACGAATAACTGATTAGATTGTTGAAGATATGATTTAGCAATGTATGCCGCTTCATATTTAGGGATTTGAGTATTAACAAACTTAACTGGTTCTGTTCCACCAAAATAAGCTTGAAACTCGTCATAATTAGTAATGAATACTGGTTCGAAAGCTGGACCTTTTAAAGTCTCACCTACCAAACCTAACGTAGTAACCCCGACACTCTGTGCTACGAACGATAAGTCCGTTTCAGATGTGTATACTCCAGGTGATACGTATACTTTTTGATTTGCTTGTGCTGTTGCCATTATAAATTTTTATATTGCAGATTTATTTTATACATAAATATTCGTAAAAAGAGGAAAAAACTTTACTTTTTAATAACTATTTATAAACGGTATGAAATAATTCTACCTTTTTTCACCCTATGAAAACAAAGAAAGAAATAAAGAACATTAAAATATCACCAGAATCACACGATATACTGAAAAAGTATTGTGAAAAACGAGGAATTAAGATTTATAAATTTTTAGAAAACTTAATTATAGAAAGGTGTAAAGAGAAGAAAGATATCTACGGAGAGGATTAATAAATGTCCCAACTACTATAAGTTCCTGAACCAATTACTTTGGTTGCTCCTGAAAAAACTAAGATACCTGTTTCAGGAGAATAAGAAACTACAATAGAATTTTGACTATTTTTTTCATCGTGAACAATTTTAATTTTATCTCCTTCTTTAAAAATTAAATTTTTTGATATATTAAAAGTTGACCCACTCTGAACACCTAAAGTATATGTGTTATTAGAATATGAATTTGTTCTAAAATATATTGGAGTATTTCCATATAAAGTGTTTTCAAATTGTATGTTAGCGGTTTGTCCTGTGATTTGTTTGGTTACACTAATCGTTAACGAATCGTTTGTTGTTATTTGAATATTTTGAACATCAACACCATAGTAATCACCATTAATATAAACATCATATGTGTTAATATTATTTGATGAAATAAAATTCATATTAGCAGTAAAATCTATTTTATCAGTTAATACATTATTATTATCAACATATAAAAAATTAAAATTAAATTCATCAGGATTTTCTGTAGAATTTCTTCTACGACTTCTTTTTGAAGTTTCAACTTCCATTAGTTGTGTAACTCTTTGAATTGCGGGTTTAACCTCAAACTCATCTTCATCAATTAAATAACCTAACATCGTAAAGTCATAATTTTGAATATAATATTTTCTCGAATCAATTGTCATTTGAGATTCGTCTGAAATATTATTAAGAACGATTGGAACATATTGACCTTTTATAAAGGTATATGCTTGACGAGATGAAAACTTTTGCATAACAACTTTATTCAACTCGTTTAGTTCTCTCATTCTGTTACAAACTATTTTACCATTCCAAGTTGGAACGGAAGCATAATAGAATTGTTTTCTATTTGGTATCGTATATTGTAATGAGGGATTGGTTCCATATTTTACTTCGGGGTTTCTAACAACGGTTATAAATGGTGGATTAGGATTATAATCCATATCTGCAAAAGTCCAAGTTTCTGTATATTGAGACCAGTTCTGAGTTGTTATTAAAATATCAACCATAGGGACAATACTTCCAGCGGTTACAACTTGTAAATCTGTTTTAACAAAATCTAACATACCCCTATCCAAATCGGCATGTAATACTGACTTTGGTAGATAAGTTCCATCTGCGTTAATATATTCTAAAAGTTGTTCTCTTCTAGCTGATAACGTTTTCTTAGGAACCAATGGTAATGTTGGTTTTACAACTTGTTTTGGTAATGCCATTTTATTTTTTTACTACAAATATTTTATTAATTTAATTATAATCCCCTAAACTCATTATCAGATACATAAGTAGCTGTAATGGTACGATAAAACGATTTATAACCTCCATATGTGTGTTTATTATCTGAAACAACTTTTCCGTCATCACTAACGGTATAATATCTAACTCGAGATTCAGTTTCATAATAACCAATATAATCACCCATGAATATTTCAACTCCCAAATCATCCAATTGTTTTTGATAAATTGAAAATTTCATATTACCTGGTTCCAATTGTTCAACTCTTGATGTACCTAAAAATTTATTAGTTGGTGCCAATACTTGAACATATCCTTTAAGTTCAATTGGTGCCATAAATTGAATACCATCTTCAAGAACCTCACCATAAACATCATCTGTTTTGGTTTTGTATCTGTCAATACGATATAATACAACGGTAAAGTTCATATCCCCTTCAAGCCACTCTTGACCCATACCCACATCTAACTCGTAGTCTTCACCACCGAAGAACTTACCTAACCTTGTTATTGGAACTAATTTCTGCATATAATTGATAAATACTTTATTTTTACTTATATTTATTCCAAACTTTTATTTTATAAATGGAAATAAGTTTAGAATCAAAAGCAATGACGATTCTTGAAACATATGAGGGTGGTAATAACTATCTGTTAGAGTTAAAGAAAAAATCAAAGTTAAATAAGAAATTTTACCCAACTCGAAGTCAATCCGAGTATATCATTAACTTCCACGACAAACAACCAAAGGTTGCAAGAAAGTGGGTTATCTTGGACGCATACTTCGCGCAAAAATTGGCTGACGATAAATTAATGACCGAAATACCTGAAAAAGTTTGGGTGGAAAAGTTATTGGCAGAAAAAGAAAAAGCGTTTCATATTTGGGGTAAAATAACAGAAACAGAAGAATTCCACGATTTTTGGTTACCAAAAGCCGCAGTCATAAAAGACAATACGGTTAAAGATGTTGTTATCAATTATGACAAATATTCTAATCGACCGCCACTTGAACACCAAAAAGAAGCAATCCAAAAATTGGTTGAAAACAAGAAATTTATTTTGGCCGATGATATGGGTTTGGGTAAGACCACATCAACAATTATTGCAGCATTGGAGGCAAACTCAAAGAAAGTTTTAATTATTTGTCCCGCAACATTAAAAATT